AAGATGTTTACTCTGTTAGAACTTACGACTACTTGGAAATCATCGTAAAAGGTGGTATTCCAGTATGGGATAAAGAAGCTAAATGTTATGTTGACAAAGCTTCTTTAGAAGCTGACAAAGCTGAAACTGAAAACTTAGAATCAGAGTTGACAATGGGTGTTGAAAACGTAAAAGCTAATGTGGTTGCCTCAACAGCTACTGAACCAGCTGACGTTCCTTCAACAGACGATGAAGGTGATGATTTGCCTTTCTAATTATGGTTTTACCAAAACAAAAAGAGGTGAGAAATTGCCTCTTTTTTGTTCTAAAATAACGATAGATAGAAAATAAATTAGTAATGGCGAAAAAACCAGCAAAAGCAAGTATTGAAAAAAAAGAATTTAACATTGAGGATTTTAAGAAAAATCAAAATCTTAATTTCACAGTGAAGGAAAAAGACTTGGCTTGGATTCCGCTTTCTGAAGCATTTCACGATGCAGTAAAAGTACCAGGAATTCCCATCGGTTACTTTACAAGTTTCAGAGGGTATTCCAACACGGGTAAATCAACAGCAATATACGAAGGTGTTGTTGGATGTCAAAAATTAGGGATTATTCCAATCATTTACGAAACAGAAGGTAACTGGAATTGGGAACACGCAAGAAATATTGGTGTTGAATTCGAGGAATTTGTTGATGAAGAAACTGGTGAACTTAATTACCGTGGTGATTTCATTTTTATGCAAGGACCAGACTTGGTTAAAATGTATGCGTGTTACGACCACCAACACAGTAAAATGATGAGCAAGCCTTTGCGTTATGAACCAGTAGTTGAAGATATTGCTTTGCACATGCATACAATGCTTGATGCGCAACAAGAAGGTAATTTACCAAGAAACATTTGTTTCTTTTGGGATTCAGTAGGTTCAATAAATTGTTTCAAGGGTTCTATATCAAAAACTACCAACAATCAATGGACTGCTGGTGCTTTGGCAACGTGCTTTAAATCACTTATCAATTACCGTATCCCAGCATCCAGAAGAGATGATGCACCTTACACTGCAACGTTTGCTGTTGTACAACAAATATGGTTAGATAACGAAAACAAAGTTATCAAACACAAAGGCGGTGAAGCTTTCTTTTACTCTCCACGTATGATTTTCCATTTTGGTGGAATCCTTACACACAGTACTGAAAAACTTAAAGCTACTTTGGGTGGCGAAGAATATCAATTTGGTGTTGAAACTAGAATCAGATGTGAAAAGAACCAAGTAAATGGTATCGAGCAAAAAGGTAAGATTGCTTCCACTCCACATGGTTACTGGAATCCAGATAAAATCAATGATTACAAAGAAGAACATAAAGAATTTATCAAGGCTCGGTTAAATACGACCATGGATGATTTTATTATCGAAAAAGAAGAAATTGGTTTGTCTCGTGAAGACATGTCAGCTTAATGTTTTGTTTAACCCTTTAAATCACAAAATGTGAACAAAAGACCTCCACGTAATGGTGAAGTAGTAGAAAAGATTCAAAATACATTATTGGTAGATGGAAATGCCCTGTTCAAAACAGGGTATTTCGGTGCCAAGCATGAATACAACAAAAATGGTGAACATATCGGTGGATTGTTATCATTTTTCACAATACTTCGTAAGGTATTAACCGAAGACCTATATCATAGGGTATATGTGTTTTGGGATGGTAATTTCAGTGGCAAGCTGAGATACGAAATTTATGAGCCGTATAAGAGTGGTCGAGGTAAAGACTATATCAACGGAACACAACCAACAGACGAGGCTGAACTTAGCCAAAGAGCTATGGTGTGGAATTATTTAAATGAAATGTACGTAAGACAAATTAGACACGAAGTCGTTGAAAGCGATGACTTCATTGCCTACTATTGTCTAAACAAAAAGGCTAATGAGAAGATTACGATAGTATCAAGTGACCGTGATTTCTTGCAACTAATATCTGAAGATGTAAGAATTTATTTTTTGGACTTAAAAGGATATTATGATTTGAGTAATTACCGAGAAAAGTTTAATTTTCATCAGGCCAATTCAGTGTTGATGAAAATCTTTTTAGGTGATTCAAGTGACTCCATCAAAGGTATCAAAGGTATTGGTAGAGAAGAAACTTTACTTGATAGATTTCCAGAATTAAAAGAGAGAAAATTAACCTTAAACGAAGTAATTGAAAATGCAAAGAAACAACAGGAAGAAAGATTAACAAACAAACAAAAACCTCTTAAGATATTGGATAATATCATAAATGGTGTTACAGATGGTGCACAAAAAAACAATTTTTACGAAATAAATGAACGTCTTGTGGATTTGAGTAAGCCAATGATGACTGAAGATGCAATAAGAGAGTTAAAACATTTAATGGAAGGGACCCTTGACTCATCGGGTCGTGAACTCAAAAATGTTTTTAAAATGATGAAAAGAGATGGGTTGCACATAGCTTTGGGTAGTAGATATGAAAATTTTCTAGACCCTTTTAAAGAGCTTATTCCAAGAGAAAAAAATTTTATTAACTAAAAACAAAAACAAATGACAACAACCAAAAATCCAGTTTTAGAATCGAAGAAAATTGAAGAACAACGTTTTGAATTCGTTCTATACATTAACAACCACATTATCTGTCAAAGATATTTTCACATCCGTGATTTCAATGAGGAGTCTGTAAATTCATTAGAGTTAAAACATCTTATGGATTCAATTTGCGGGATGAATTTGAACGATTTTGGTGCGGTTGGAATTATTCCAAACCACTTAAAAAATAAATCAGTGGATTTCTTGTGGAGTACCTACAACCCTTATTCAACCACACCAGAACAATCATCAAAACCAATCAATGATAAAATTGATGATTTTCAATTCGAAATTAAAATAGACAAGCAAACAGTTGCAAAAACAATGTTTTCTGGAAATTTTTTCCCACCAAAGGTGAGATATGCTGTTGACATCAAAGAAATAATCCCAGCGATTATGAGCGAAATTCGCCATTATTTGAGTCAAAAAAATTATACAAAAGTGGTTGCGTAAGCGACCACTTTGGTATATTTATAATAACACATTTTTAAAAAGTAAGAAGATTGAATGGCGAAAATTAACAGAGACAGTTTAGGGTACTTAGGTATTGATTACCAATTTAGATTAATGGCTCAAATCCTAACGGATTCACGCTTTGCAAACTCTATAATTGATATTGTAGACCCTAACTATTTCGAGGACCCTTATTTACGGATTGTCGCTGCTGTAATTAAGGAAGCAAAACACAAAGATGATATCATCCCAGACATGGGAAGTGTTAGAATTAGACTGTTAGAAGATGTTAAAGATGACATACAACAAAAGTATGTAATCAAACAACTAGAAAAGATAGGAGAAGCTAGCTTACATGATACATTGAAGATACAAGATATCGCAATGAAATTCTGTAAACAACAGGAGCTGAAAAAATCCATAAAGGAAATCCAAAAAATCATTGATAAAGGTGATATTGAGAATTATGACGAGTGTGAAAGTATTCTTAGAAAAGCACTTGAACATGGCAACGCCAAAGATGATGGTATGGACATCTTCGACAACATAAAGGAAGTTCTTGTCGATGATTTTAGAAAACCAATTAGAACAGGTATCAATGGTTTGGATGAATACATGGATGGTGGTCTATCTAAGGGAGAATTGGCTGTTATTCTAGCACCTTTCGGTGTTGGTAAGACAACCATGATAACCAAGTTGGCCAATACAGCAATGAATGATGGCTATAAAGTCTTGCAAATATTTTTCGAAGATAACCCAAAGGTTATCCAAAGAAAGCACTTATCTTGTTGGTCTGGTATTGAATTGAATAACTTGTCCTTACATAAAGAGGAAGTGTTTGATATGTGCCGCAACATGATGGTTCAATCCAAGGATGGCAAGGGTATGATTAAACTGAAGAAATTTCCTAGTGACGGAACCACTATTCCAGTTATCAGACAATATATCAGAAAACTTATTGCACAAGGCTTTAGACCAGACATCGTTCTATTGGATTATATCGACTGCGTTCAACC